GAACAAAACAAGTTTATTCGAAATGGACGTTTTGGGGAAGTTCCTCGAGGAAGGGATTCCAGAGGTTTTCTTTGAACACTGTGATGCTTCTCTTTCTGCAGTTGTCGATTTGGCAGCTGATCGTGCACAACAGTTATTCACTACCGGTGTCGGTTTTGTGCCTGTCGCCGTTTCTTTCCTGGTTTCCCACATTCGTGCTGTGTACGTTTTGTTGGGCTTTCTCCTGCTGGTTCACGTTTATAGGCTTGTTTGTGGTGCGCTTAGCGCGGTACGCGACCTACTATTATCGGGGGTCTCGTGCGTTTGCATCTTGTTCCGGACATGCTTCAAGATTATCTGGATTGTTGTATGCGATCCTGTGCTACTTTTGTGGCGAACGTTTACGCTTTGTGGTGGATTTCTCTGCCGGGCTCTTGCGTTTTCTCTACCATTGGCTCGCTCTTGTGTTGCCAGTTGTTGGCCCCATTGTCTCTGCTGCAATTTGCGCCGTGGTGTCCTCGGCTGCAGTGTGGCTTCGGACGGAGGCTGCTTCGAGAATGAGTCCAGTAAGCGTTCAGCGGATCAATCATGCGGCGGCCTTTGTGGAGGTTCTTGCCTCAGGGAGGAATTTCCAGCGGGACACATTTCCAAGATGTTTTGCCATTATGAGGTGGCACGCATGTTTGAGCTTGCTCGGGTCCCTATGTGCGATCTGCCTTTTCATGAGGGAAAACAGGATCAACATGATGGCGATGGTGCTGTCAATGGAGATGTCCCCGCATCTGCCGAATTGGAGGATGCTGATGAGAGCTTGTGTGATCTCTTTGAGGAATTCGTCACGGAGACTGAGGCCGCCGTCGCAAACCCCGATCTGCGAGTCCCTCTCACCGACTCAAATTCTGAGGCGCAGATTTTCGTGTGCCTTGAATCAGGTGAGATCAGGAACATTTGTCGGATCACCAAGGTGTGCCCAACAAGAGGAGCCAAATCAGAGGTCCGTGAGGGTTTCGATTTTGAGAGTTATGTCTCGATCAACATCCACGGCTTTGTGTCGGTTCTGGAATGGAGTGGCACGCATAGGTCGTCGATGTATGTCGCAAGGGTCACTCGTGGTGAGCTGGTTAAGCACACGTTTGACAGTGTGTTTGGAAACGGCCCAATTCCCCAGATGGGTCTGTGGGCGCCTCAATTGGCTATCCCATTCACGCACGAGGATCTCATGCTTGTGCGCGTCAAGACGACGGCGCAACTTGGCTTGTCTCCCATCAGAGTGGACCCGCATGGTGGCCCACGTGTTACTGGAGCTTGCCATATGTATGTTGTGCGTGACGGGAAAGTTCTCAAGTCCTACGGGAATTTCGAGAAGTCTAAGCTCGAGGGGTCGGTCGGAATTTCTTTCCACACGATTGATTCCAGGCCTGGCGACAGTGGTGCGTGCGTCTTCAATTCGTCGGGCGACTTTGTCGGTGTCCACACGGGCTCTTTCAAGCCTGCGAACGGCACTGTCAATGTTGAGAAACTTGACTCGAAGAACTTTTACATCACTTTGCCAGGGCTTTTCAAGACCTGGCGGACCAATGGCCACATGCGAGGGGACGATGATTTCGCGGAGATCATCCGCGGCCAGATCTGTTCCATTGCTAGAGGACTTGGACCAGGATTGCTGTCTACTGAATCTCCACCCACAGAGATGGAGAGACACACCAGACCAGACATTGATGAGTGGCTTGCCTTGCGGTTTGCTACCAAATCTGAAGTCAGGCGGAACAATACAGACAGCAAGGTGCGTGACGTCGAAGGTCAAAGAGAGCGATCTCTGTTTAGAGTCACACTCAACAGGGACGGCACCCCGAACACAGTTGCAAATAGCACTGAAGAAGGTGTCAACGTGCTTTCCCAGATACGCAGGATCAGGCAACTTGTGCCTGGTTCACCTCAAGAAACGGCAAAACAGTTCGCCAAAAGGATGGGTGGCAGAGTCGATTGGGCGGACATCGTCGACGAAGATGATGACGATTACGAGGATCCTTGGAAATCTTCCTCAGGACTCAACCATTCCAACAAGGCCTACTTCAGGATTCTTGGTGAGGCCGCTGGGAGGAGGAAGTACATCAGGAGGCTGCGATACGAGAAATTCAGGCGTGACGGGCTCTTTAACCACGAGAGTGGAAGAGTTGAGTTCGCCATCTGCGACTCGGTCGACAGTATCATTGAGGCTTGTGAGGTCCGTGCGGCATTGCTGTGCGTTGACGAAGCCTCGGACTGTGAGAATGAGCCTCTGGCCGTCCCCGCGTGCGAGGCTTTGCCCGCGCGCGATGCTTACACGTATGCCAGCACAGTTGCGGGACAAGACATCCAGTCACTCAGGCTCATTAGACGCCAGAACATTGGCATGCACGCTGGACCTTACGATCCACATGCCCTCCAGGCCGAGGGGTCCGTTGGGCCTCAAGCCACGGAGCTGCCCTGGGGTGTTTCGGATTCAGACGAGGATGAGTCGATGCCCGGCTCTGGATCTAGTTCAGAGGTTCAGGACGTCCTCAGCTACGCTGAGTCTGACCACGGATTGTCTGAGAGAGAAGAGTTCATGCTTGACTCCATTTTGTGCATTTTGTATGTCCCACTGCACAGAGGCGAACGATTTGACGTGTCGCAGATTTATGAGCCCCCTGACTGGTTTCAGGCACTGTCCCATGAAGGACAACCTCTCCCTGAGGCTGTGCAAGGACCTGATGGAACTGCTTGGTGGCATTTCCCAGCGGGTTCCGTTGACAATCTTAGGATCTTCTCGAAAGACGTTGTCAGGAGGGCTACACAGCTGCTTTTCTTTGACCTTTTGTTTGGGGTCAGGAACCTTGCGTCTAGCATTGTTCATTTCGCACACGACCACGGGCAGGTGTTTGAGGGCATACACACTTTCGATGTGTCAGATTCCGTTGGCATCCTCAGCCCGGTCTATGTCAAAGTCGACACAGGGTTCTACAACAGACTTCTCGTCATGCGAGAGAGTGTTGAGATGGACGCAGCGATGTTTGCGCTCGCTCACATGGCCCTGCATGAGAGGGGATACTCTGACTTTCAGTGGCAGGGAGTCCACGTCCCTCTCACGCATGCTCAATGGGAGAGATCTTTCAGCACAAGGCCAGTTCGACTGCTCGATCGGCTCTATATGCGCGACCGGGATGAGCACAGACTCGAGTACCTTAGGGAGCTCGAGTGTGACTTGCAGCCCGATGGCGAACTTAGCCCGAGAGACGCTGAGATGGAGCCTGAATACGAGATCAGTCCACGAGGAGTCTTGCCGTGGGAATGGACTTACGCAGGGTCTTATGAGTCCTGTGGACCGCCCAAACGTGTCGATCAGGATCAGGCTGGTGCGTCAGACGAAGCCCACGATGACATGCCAGGCCTCATGGAAGACGATGACGGTGCCCCACCCATCGCCGACCGTGCCGACAACTGGCAGTCGTGGTTCAAAAGCCACGCGTGGGAGAACCAGGATCGGCCCACTCTGTGGGACAGAGTCTCCAAGCAAGAGAAGCTCGAAGGCACCAAGCCCATCGAGGGACCTGACCTCGCCGGACTCTCCCTCGAGGAAGAGATCGATTTGGGCGCTGTTTTCGAGCGTGCCACTCGTGACTTGTCTATTCTGTCGGAGCTTCGGGACAAGCCCTACAGGCACCGAATTTATGGTAGCCGCTTTCTTTGTGTGCTTCGGGAGTATTATGACTCTACTGGACTGCGGTTTAATGCCGACATGGCCGAATCCAACGGAGCCGATTTCCATGCAGTTGGGCATCTCCCATCCAAAGGAAAGAGACACCGCGGGAAGAAAGGCGAGACAGGCGAGCAGAGAGAGGCGAAATTGCGCGCCGCTGAGGAAGCGGCCGAGGCGGAATCACAAGCTCTCATCGCTGCGATCAACGCATGGACGAAGGAGCTTTTGGGCGAGTCGGCGTTCGACGTCACAGGCTGGGCCAAGCCCCCTGAGGGACGAAAGGCCGGGAAAGCACTTTTGCATTCGCTCGCTTTGCAGCTATCCAACCGCATCCCGGCTTCGGAGGTTCCTATCAAGGACCCTGTCAATAGCCTGCCGCCTTGCTATGACAGCTTTGCTGATTGCGCTGCGTCTTTCACGGGGGGCATTTCCGACCTGGTCAGAATTGTCCACGGACTTAACGGCACAAAGTCGGCTGGTTTTAGCAGGTATAGTAGGCCTGGCACTAAGAGTAGTTGGATGGGTGATCAGAGCCCTGCTACTGGCTTCTTGGCGTTCTGCCGTTTGGCTTTGTGGCACAGCTACACCACCGACGAGATCGCGGTCATGCAGCCAGCCGAGCTGGTTCTCAGGGGATTGGCCGACCCCAGAACCCCCTTCCTCAAGTCAGAGTTTCACAACCCAAAGAAATCCAGTGCAGGAAAATGGCGAATCATCTGGCCTCTATCGGTTGTGGATGAGACGCTGTTCGCCTACGTCCATGGAGGCCAGAACAAAGCCGATATTGAGAAATATCAATCTGGAAACACCAGCGGTGAGGTCAGGGCCTTCGTCGGAGTTGGGCACGACGACCCGGGGATTGAGCACCTCGGCAAGAACCTCGCGGATCTTGCTGATGCAGACGGAATCGTCGGCACCGCCGATGCCAGTGGCTGGGACCTGTCCGTCAAAAGGACCTTGTGGCTTGCGGACGCACTGCGACGCATCGATTGTTTCGAGCGAGGCTCTACGAGGACCGAACAAGAGAGGGAGTTCTTCACTCACTCAGCGCTTGTTGTGGCTCTTGTTAGCTCTGCTCACACTTTCTGCGTCGAAGACAATGGCAAGTGCACGGTTTACCAGCTCAATGTTCTGGGCCCCATGCCTTCCGCGCACCCTAGCACGTCGGATTCCAATTCCTTCATGCGAGGAGCACAGGCTTACTCCGTCCTCCGCAGGAGGTTGGGAGTCGTCGGTGACGACCTTGCCTTTAGGGGCAGATTGTCCGAAGAGGAAAAGCAAGCTCTCAGGCGAATGGGATGTGAGTCCAGAAACGTGTCTGACAACCAGGGTAGCGGCAAGTACGATTTCAACTCGCACTATGTGTATGAGAAGGACGGCAAATGGGTTGGGGAGTTTCAGAACGTCCAGAAGCTCTTCTGCTCTTTCTTTCTCAAGTGGGTTTCCGTCGTTGATGGAAAGATCTCCAAGAAGGACGGCTTCGAATCTGCTGTGCACGGCGGGCTGTTTGCGCTTCGCAACACGCCCGATGCACTCGCGGGGTTTGAAAGTCTCATCAGGAGCGTGGACCCCGCTTGCCCGCTTGTCGCGATTTATGATTCGAGTTTCGTCGACTGCCTTTGAGTACTGCGGGTCTTTTGTTCATTGCTGGTTCGGTCGGTTTGACGGCCAATTCGGCTTTGGCAGGGCGGGTGGGGCAAAAGACGCAGATCTTTCTCTTTTCGAGCGCATTGCATGTGCTCCTTCTTCACAAACCTCTTGCTTTCTTCAGTCGGTGATGCCTTCACGTCGTGGTTCAGCGGCTGGATCAGTTTCTGGTCCTGCCAAGACCATCATCCAGGGGGCGAGAACCGTTATTATGCCGAGGAATCGTACGGCTCAGAGGCGTGGACGCAATGGTGTTCGTTTGACTGCAGCGAATCTCCTCCAGTCTTTGTCTTCGGCCGCTTCGATGGCCCGTTCGAACATGTCTCGCAAGTCGAAGTCCAGCAAGTCGTCCAGGCAGCGAGGTCGTAGAGGACCTGGTGGTGCTCCGACCGCTTTACAGGCTGTCAGGTACTGGAATGCTATTGGACATAGGCTTCCGCCTAGCCTTTCCACAACATTTGGGCATTACACTTGTGTCAATTCCATCTCCCGCAACATGCTGACGCTTGGTGCCAACACTTACTCTCAGATCATGGTTTGTTGGAATGCGAGTGCTTTGAGGGCCACGTTGTGGTCTGGCACGGCTTTCACAACGCCCACACTGTCTGGGATGCAGCAGCAGCAACTCAATGCGAACAACACAGTTCCATTGGACATTCGTCCATTGCGCATGTCTGTCCGCTTGAGGTGCACTACGACCAACTTGAACATCGGCGGTGAAATCACTTGTGTCTTGGTGCCTCAATCTCTTGCGACAACCTACAGCTCGGCCAGCGTCTTCTCGACGGCTACGGCAACGAGCTTGTGGAATTTGGTCCAATCAGATCCCAGGTCCAAGTCAATCGCCAATCTTGCCTTGGTCAGCAACCACACCTTTGTCATGCCGCCTTCGTCCTTCATCGCGTATAACAGCTACAAGGATTTCATTCCCTTGTCGCTTACGTCGGACAATTTGGCTTCTATCACGACAGCGGATTTTGAGGCGTTGTACGGCACTATTGGTTTGTTGCCCACCTTCCCCTACACTCCACAGGCTGGGTTTGTCAATGACATTCCGACCAATTTCGTTCTCCTCATTAACATTCCGCCAAATTCCATGGCGCAGAATTATGATTTGGAGGTTTACTGCCAGGATGCCGTCAGGTACCCAGCAAATTCCATGGCCGCTTCCGTCTCGCAGTCGCATGTCCACCCTATTGTTCTCACTGATGCCGATATCCAAAGGACGTCCGTGGACGCAGGGAATGACTTTGTGGGAATCAGCGCCTTGGTCGATTCCGCGGGCAGTGTGGCTTCGGGCGCGTTGGGCTCCAGAATTGGTGGTGCCGCTGGTGCCGCAATGGGGTCCGCCTTTGGCCCACCTGGTGTCGCTGCTGGCACGATGGCCGGTAGCTTCCTAGGGGGTTATGGTGGCAGCGCCATGTACAGGGCCAGTAGGAAGATGGGAACTCCGTGGCAGTGACGCTGTGGAGACCGAGGGGGGGCTCGCCTCATAGATCTGGTTAATACGTCCAGACCTCCCCAAAGAGAAGGCAGACGAGAGGGCTCGCTTCGAAAATTAGGTTAAGTCGTCCTAATCCCTCACAGAAAGCAGACAGCCGCATTTTGCGAATTATGGAAAGCCAC